AGCGTTGATCTTCGGACATAGTTATCTGAGTCTCCGACGATGGTTGTGTCTCTAGGATCGTCCGCATGAAGCAGGCTTATTCCTCTGTCAACGAAGAACTGCACGCCTACCTGGGACCGGCATATAGTCTCCAAAGCCTGAGCTCTCAGCATTGCATTCATGCCGTCCGAGCCGTTTAAAGTCGATGCGTAGCAATCGACCTGAACCAAAACCTCTGTAGTCGTTGAGAGATAAACGTTGTCATCGTTTTGGTCCTGCTCCCAGTCCTCGGCACTCGTCCCGTGTCGAACGCTGGAGATGTAGGAATAGATGACGTAATCGTTCCCCTCAGGAGGCAATGCCAGATTGTTCTGATTGCCGTAGAAAATGTTTTCCGGCGCCACCTCCGGAACTGCAAATATCTCAAGAAATTCTTGGATCGCTGTCCGGATGTTCGGGGTCAGATTTTGTGCTTTCATCTTCTTCCTCTACGATGTTCAGCTTCTGAGGCGTGGTTTGGAATGTGCAGCGGACCGCCTCCCAACCTGCGTCCGAAAAATCTTCGATCACCGCAGTGATCAACCACTGGCCTCCTTTGGAATCTTCGACATAATCTCCCGACCTCGCTAATGGCCTATAGATTGCCCAAGGCCGCTGCTTCTGGTCGCTCGATGCGTAGAGGTACAGGCGCCGGATGATGGTGTTCTGTCCGGCTAAGTTGGCATGGTCAAGAGCGCTATCGCCTTCGCTTTGAAAATTCCCCTGAATCTCTTCAGGCGGTGCGTAATACGCTTGGACGATTCCTCCTACATTCTTTTGGCCGACCGATCGATACAGCTTGAATTTTTCGTCAGCATAGTTGGCGTTAATTGCCTGGCGGACAATTGCGTGTAGGTTGAGAGACATTAGGAAACCTTCGCTTGAATAGAGGTTCTAAGAACGCCTGTTAGGGTCAGCGGTTTAGTCGTGTTTACGTTATTGGCAAGTTTTCCACCACCCTTTGCTTTGCGAACCTTAGCGATTTCCCCTGTAGCTTCAAAAAGAGCCATCGTAAGGGCTGATCTTTTAGGAAACGATCCTGCAGGGATACCTGCGTTGTCAATCGTCTGAACAATATCGTCTACTGCGGCCTGACCCATTGTCTTGAGGGAATATGTAATGTCGAAAGTTTTTAGGAAATACTTTCGGAATATTTCCTGCCACTCCGCTCTTTTGTGAGCGTAGGTAGCTCTCATGAACGGACGCGGGGGCATGTAGAGAGTCGTGAATTTGCTGTTCGGAGGCAGTCCAAGCTGAGCCGACAAGTAGTGTCCTTGCTTGCTCGTCACTGACTGGACCCACCCATATTCCAGATACATCCCAATGGTTGCGATGTCCGGAATCATTATTCCGACCTCTAGCTTTTTATTGCTATCGGCCTTGATCTTCTCTGACAGCTTTTTGAACGCATTGTTAGATGTGATGTTGATGCCCATCGTCATCATCCCCAAGGATGGTAATTATTTCCCGGATAAACTCTGCCGCCGATTCGGTATTTGGAAGTCAGCGTCCAGTACATGGCGCCGCATTGGGTTTGAGCCCACCAATCGCCAACAAAAGTATTCGTTTTCAGAAGGTCAAAGCTGGTACTCACACTTCCCTGCGTAGCACTAGCAATCCTGCCAACCTGACCATTCGGCTGCTGGCTGAGTGTCAGCAGGTGGCAGGTTGCAAGATCAAGGAGCCGCTCCCTTGTATAGACCTTGTTGTCCGGATCATAGGGAGCAAAGCTGTCGGCGTCCGTATTCCCCACGAACTCCACCGCCACATCAAAGTAGAACTGAAGAGTTTCGTCCGGGAATTTAACTTCATCCGAAAACGCAGGATGAAGGATTCGAAATTTTTCAGGATCAAAGACGACGACAGCCATTTTGTTAACCTTCTTCGTTCTTAACTTCTTCAACGTTGACCGATTCAGGATCGATCGGATTGAGGCCGTGGGACGCTTCTTTTAACTCGTCCTCGCGGCCTCTGAATTCTTGAACTGATTTCATCTCAAGCAGGCACGGAATACCGCCATTCACGCCTGTGAATACAGCCTCCTGACCATGCATGCGCTTGATGTTTTCCCAGTCCTCTTTATCGATCTGGAATGCGACAGAGTTTCCCTTGCCCAGCAGGATCCCGTCACGTTTTCCTCTAAGCGAATCATTTACGCCCGGAAAAACGATCGTTTTTGTTCCGCCATTGCCATTCGGCACATCATCAAATTTGAGGCCGTGTGCCAGAGTGCAAGCAATGATCACCGTGGACTGAGTTTTAGCAGTGCTCTTCTTCTGGGTATTGCTGAAATTGTCTGCGACAACCTTTCCGGATGTTGCTTTCTGAGTTGTGTTTGTACGAGCCATTATTTCAATCTCCTAAGAAAGAGGCCCGAGAGATCGGGCCTCCGTAGCTGGTTAGTTCAGGTTAGATGCCGAGCATCGTGGCAACGAGGCTGGGACGACGAATAACAGCGCCCCAAGTTCCGCCAACGACCTTTTGCTTGTAGCTGGACATTTCCGGAACCACACGACCCAAGAAATACTTCTCAGAGAATGCGCAGATACCAGTCTCAATGCCAAACAGGTCAGGAACAGTCATGTACAGCATTTCACCAGCCGTTGTAGTCAGCTCAGGAAGCTGAACAACCTCGATGTTGGGGAATGACTGCTTGAGCATAGTCATAGCCGTAAGACCGAAGGAGTTCGGCTCGGTCAGGTAAGGAGCTCTGGTGTTGCTGACAGCGAGAATGATGCGGGAGTTCTGATCAACCAAACCGCCGTTATTCTTGCTAATTTCAGCCCAAAGCTTGTTAATGTCGTTATAGACAATGTTGGCAGTCTTCTCAGGCTGTGCAGCGCACTTTGCTGTCCACGTAGAGTTAGCGGTAGATCCCGTGGTGATGGAGATCGGAGAAATCGAAGCGTTCAGGTTCGGGTCATTTAACAGACCGTAGACCTTCTTACCTTCGACACCATAAAGCGCAAACTTGTTGTGAGCCATCGCCATAACGTAGGCAGAGGCCTGTTGTTTAGAAGAAACAACATTCAACTTGGCCTTAGCCGCAAGACCCACCTCACGATCACCATACTTGATGACAGTTTGGAACAAGAAGTTTTCGCGAGTCGGGTACTCCACGTTCACATCTGTAGAGACGTTCTCCGCGAAGTCAGAGTAAGGAGTCACATTGCCCGCATACTCTTCGACCGGGAAGGTGAAGAAGTTATCTGTCCAGTCACCCTTTCTTTCTTCGCCGAAAATCTTTGTAGCGTTCTGGGCGGCAAACAGGATGGGGACGACCTGCGGGTCAATGAATGTCGTGAAGACTGACGGGACGCCGACAGACACAGGAGTCTGCAATGCAGCATCTCGAGCCATTGCCTTAACCGTTGCATCGTAATCGACGTTGATCTTACCTTTGGCGTCTGTGGAATAGGACATGAATCCTTTTGCTTCCACACCATGCACGCCTTTTTGCTTTGCTAATTCAAAATCGTTCATTTTTTACCTCAGATTAGGATCCACTCGCGGCAGGCTGATAACCGAGGCCGTGATTGGAAATGATGATCGTGTCGCCTTTTGCGCCAGCCGTCTGAACCGTCCAACCAGTGTCATTTGCGGCGCCGGCATCACCAAACGTGATGGCGCCGGTAGTCGGATCACAGAGAACAGCTTGACCGAGAGTTGCGGCCGCAGGTGCGACGATGTAGTAATCGCCTCTCACTGCAATCGTCAGTTCAGATCCTTTCGGATAAATGTCCGGAGTATCTGTGCCCAGCTCGATGGACGCCGTGAACGTGCGCTCAACAAAACCGATCGGTTTGGCCCCTGCAGAGCCCTTCAAGGATGCGATTGGGAATTTCACGGCTGTTCCGGTTGGGGAGGCGGCTACAGCAAACGCAAAACCACCGCACTGGACAGTACCGTCAGACAAGTAGTTCTGAGGCGTGTAGACGGCCTGATTGAATGCAACCTGCTGTCCCGGAATACCGATAGCAGGATAGAGACCTACAGATTTTTGAAGCATCAAAAAATCTCCTATTTATTTAACATTGTTCAAAATTGCGCTGACGGCAGTCGGCTTCTCGGTCACCTTGGCGCCGGAGTCTTTCGCACCAGCTAAGGCCTTTCGACCCTGCATGTAGGCGCGATACGCAGAACGAGCTTCGGATGCGGGGATGTTTTTCAAACCGAGTTTCTTGAGTGCTGCCACATAGATGGAACCTGCGGAGTCATAGGATCCGGCACGGATAACACCTAACACCGGCTTGACTTCTTCGATTGCGGCCAGTTCAGAGTAGATGGCGTTTCGGAGAATCTTCATGGAGTCAGAGGCAGAACTCTTTTCTTCTTTGCCATCATCAGGTTTCGGATCTTCATCTTGTGCGCCTTCATCTTTCTTCTGGGCGTAATTCAATCCGGCAGCAAAAGCCTTCTTCTCTTCTTCAGAAGCTTCATCAAGACCACAGGATTTCAATGCATCTTCCGCTTCTTTTTCGAGATAGCGTTCTTCGCCTTCGCGTTCGTGATCAGAATCGATGCGTTTAGGATCGTCCTTTTCACGTTTTTCGCCGTAGAGAACGCCAGCTTCAAAACCAGCCTTGAAGTTCGGATCCTTCATCTTTTCATCAAGTTCCGGATCGTCGTCCTGGGCCTCTTTTTGTTCATCGGGCTTAGGATCTTCGTCTCCTGTAGCCTGAGAGTAAGCCAGGTCAGACAGAGTGGTCTTAAGCTTTTCAGCTTCTTCGTCCGTCAGGCCTTTTGCCTTCAGTCCTTCGATGATTTTTTGAATCATCGCGTCTTTGTCATCATCTTGAGCGCCGTCAACGATTTTTCCGTTAGGATCAACGGAATGCAAATCGATAATCGCCTTTGCTAACGTCACTTCAGCCTGCTCAACAGCGTCATCTTTTTCCATATTGAGAAAGTCCTTATTAGAATCGCGAACTCTTACCTCAGGCCCAGCGCGCCCAGTTTCAACAAGCGCAAGATGGTTCGCTCTGATCTTGCGTTGCACATAGTCGTATTTCTCTCCATCAGGTGTCTCACCCGGCGAGAAGTCGGGCTCGAACGTGTACGCAAGACTCAACTCACGCATTGAACCGTCTTCGATCCTGCTGCGTGCGTCCTTGTCGTAAATGTGCAGAGAGTTAACTAAAAACGGAGCCTCAAAAGCTCCGTCCGTTCCGGTAGTGCCGACCCGAGTTTGTTTGTTCTCGGGGGCTCCGTGATCATCGTGATGCTCAAGATGAATCGGGATACCGTTAATTGATTGAATCGTTTCGGGAGAGCTGAGTTCTTCGGGCGGTCGATAGGCGTGATAAATCTTCTCCGGATCAAGTCCGAGCTCTCGCCAGCCAGCGATTTCTTTTCCGTAATACGGAGCAACTTGAACACGCGTCAGCGGAGATTTTTCGACATGAAGGAATCCATTGTCATCTACGGTTCTGACGCTTGTAGAGTCAAGTGCAACACTTCTGCTTTCTTTACTTGTTTCCACTTCTTCTGCTCCTAGCCCATAAATTCAAAATCTCCTAAACCGTTTCTTCTTCACGGGCTAAAATATCGACAAGTCGAAATAAGCCTCTTCCGTACTCCTGGATTTTGATTTCAGACCGGTACGGATTGAGGCTTTTTCGCTTTTGATTAATCAGGTAACACGGCCCTGAATTGGCACCTGCAAAAATAAAGTTCTCCTGGCATCACATTTCTTCCGACTTCTTTGTCGTACATGCCCTTAGACAAATCAAACTCTTTTCCATTCATTTCGATGTGACTCTCTCGGCTTGTGTACTTGCCGGGGACGTGAATCCAAATTCCGCGAGTGACACCGAGACCTTTGCAATTAGCCTGCTGAATCTGCTGATTCAGTTTTAGCGTTTGGTCAATTGCCACACGCTGAGCTCGTTGAGCCGTGAATGAAGAAGATCGTCCAAGGGCCTCGACAATCTGCGAGTAGGTCCCGTGACCTTCATACGCATCCATAAAAGCACCACGGATATTTGCAAGCTCGGATGTTGTGATGTTGCTGATGAGACTTGTCGTGTCGGCGACCATACGCGGAAGCTCATTCACTGCCTGTGGTGTAATGAAAAAGTGCTTCCGCGTCTGCCTCATCTCGTAGGCAAAAACCGAAGCCGGAACTCCTGCAGCCAGCAGTGATGCTTTCTGAGCCGTTGAGACATCAGTAGCGAGATTCTTCACGTACCATTCCGCGATCTGACGCGTTTCCCGATCTGCGGTTTTCATCCAGTTACCCATGTTGCGGGCGATGAAGTCATCAACATTGCGACGGAATCGATCAGGATCACGAAGAACCAAGCGGTTGATTCGTTCCTTGATATTCCGAAGCCGTGCGCGATCGAGAGGATCATCCGGACGGAACGTTAAGGAAGCGTCCTCGGTCAATCCTCCAGCATCAGACAGATAAAGAAGTATCTCGTTGAGAATCCTATTTCTGAAGGACTTCAAGAAGGTGTCGAGCTTCCTTTTGAACTTCGCTTGTCTGCCTAGATTCGGCTGAACGGCACGAGCAGTCTTCATTAGAAAATCTCTCCAGCTTTGTCTTCATCAGTCTTCGGCGCCGGCGCCACGTTCTCAGCCGATCGCTGTTTCAGGAAGTTGTTCATCAGCTCATTCTGCTGACTGGGATCGTCCGTCATGAGCTCCCCTTCCATTCCTTCAGGCAATTCCTCAGGAATGAAATCGAGACCCATATCCGAATCACGACGAACAAACTCACGAACCTCTTCAGCGCTCAGAACATTGCGATCCTGCAACACAGCCAACATGTCGACCTTTGTCTTAGCTGTGATTGCTGTAGCAGCGGCATCAGCTTCTCCAAGCTCATTGAACTTGAATGTAACGGACGGATCAACATGACCAAATTCGACAAGCTGAATGGCCTTCAAGACGGTTTGTATTGCGTCTCGATTGAGCTCCTGCTTCGACTTGATATGGTCGTAATAGTTCCGGATGTCACTCTGTCCGGTCGCGTTGAAACCACTCGGAGAGATTCCGAGGAGCTTGACCGCCGGCGTTCGGTTGATAGCCGCAATGAATTCCAATGCCTGCCGGATGATGCCTTCAACTCCTGAGATCGTCAGAGTGATGTTCTGCAGATCCTCCGAAGAGTCACATGCAAAAATGGCCTCATTCGAACGGTAACGCTGTAGAAGCATCATCTTCGCGTCTAACTGCTCAATCCCGCCAGCCTCAAAAGCCTCAGCGAAATTTGTTTTGAATACCGTGAGGTTGAGTTTCTCCAGAATGCTGACCCCTGTTTCCCGGGCTTTGTTCCAGTGGAGAACGTAATCCCAAAGGATCTGAGCCTGTGGGATTCCAAGGAAGTTATAGGCAGGCCTCAGAAGCAGCGGAGGTTCATTGTCAACTAGTCGAATAAGACGAGATGCATGCACCTCTTGGCCAAGAACGAACCAAGATCTCGGCTTCAAATAATCGTCTTTGAGCGGCTGGCTGGCGTTGTAAAATCCCGGCGAGACATTGACCGGATCAATAACGATAAATTTGATCGCCTTATCCTCGCCCACTAGCTCGGCTGACTTGTCGGAATAATTGAGAGGAAGCTTTAGCGCTTCTCCTTCAACTCCTGTGTCAACGAAAATGAAACATCCTCCCATGAAACCAACAATGCTCAGAGCTTCATTAAAGAGCTTCCTCAGTCGATATTTGTTCTCCTGAAGATCTTGTAGCTTCTTTACGTTGTCTGCCGATTCGTCTTCTCCGCCCTCGACCTGAATCCATTCCCGGCACATATCATCTGCAACGGTCTGAATGCAGGTGCGGATCATGCCGTTCTGGGCGATATTCTGCAGGACGCCGTAGCCGACGAATGAAGTCATCGGGAACTGGCCTAAATCCAAAGCGTGCTGTGTCAGTGAGGCATAGTACGCATTGAAACTCGAGCCAATCGCGGCATCATTTGTAAAACGAGACTCTTCTTTCTCCGGCTCTTTTGTGTTCAAGGTAATCGGAGGATAAAAGAGCGTTTTGGCCTCTTCGGTTGAGAACGATCTTCTAGGAGGCACGAAGCGAGAGCTTACCGCATCGATGATCTTTTGATTGATCTTTCGGCGTTTGTTTTCGTCTAGTTGATTCATGATTTTCAAAATCTAAAACGTGCCTGCTGCATCTGCTCTCGGGTCAAAATGACGCCTGAGCCGTTGCGGAAATAGTTCAATGCCTGAGTTGTGCTATCTACCTGGTCATCGTGAGAACCCGCAGGAAACTCAAGCAACTCACTGACGTAATGCGGCACCCAAGGCGCTTCAGTGTCTTCCGGAATAAAAACATTCCCTGCCTCGAAGTAAGGAGTGACGGACGATGCCCTTGCCTCCTTTGATTCGGTGGGCGTTATCGGAACAAACCCAGAAACCGTAGATTTCAGCTCTGAAATAACCGCCGAGCCGTTAGCTTTGTCTTCAACCAGTTTCCGGACAACACGCGGCCACTTTTGTGCAAGAACGCGGACCATCTCTTTTGTCTTCACAAAATCCCATTGGCCTCGTACTTGATCAAGCAGGTAAAAATTCGGACCTTTTTTGCCCCAAACCTGACCGACCACATAGTCGGAGTTTTTGGAATCCTTGAACGTCATATCCCACGACATGAGCGTATGGTCAAACTCGGGAGGCAGGCTTGATGCTGTCCATCGTCTAAACCATTCAAGTTTGAACAAAGCTCCGCCATCGGGCACTGGATGCTGCTGATACAGAGCCTCCCAATCTCGACTGCCTATCGTTTTCTGGATCTGCAGCAGAGTTGAGAGCGGATAACGCTCAGGATGCAGAGCTTCCCCAGCTTTGCGGTGTAATTCGTCATGCTCGGCGATAGCCGGATAATTTACGATCCGGAATGTATCGCCCTCTCCCATCCTCTGGATCAGTCGACCAATCAGATCGTCTGTGTGCCAACGGGTGGCCATTACGATGACTCCACCTCCGGGAGACAGTCGGGTGTAGGCGGTAGATGTGTACCAGTCCCAAATGGAGTCTCGGATAGTCTTAGAACCTGCTTGAGCTCGGTCTTTAATCGGGTCGTCGATAATCAAAATATCGGCACCCTGACCCGTTATACCGCCACCCACACCGCAAGAACGATAGGCGCCGGCATGACCAACAATCTCGAAGAGGTCAGAGGTTCTTATATACGATCCTCGGGAGTCGGTACGCACTCTCGAATTGCTGAGCCGAGTATTCGGGAACAGCTCAAAGTATTTCTCATCATCTATTACGCGTTGAACATCTCTGTTGAAGCGCTGTGATAGGTCTGAAGAATACGATGTTGCGATGATTTGAAGTTCTGGATTTCTCCCAAGAGCAAAAGCCGGAAAGCGCCTAGAAACAAGCTCACTCTTCCCGGATCTCGGAGGCATCGTGATAATTAGCCGAGGAGACTTTTTATCTGCCACGTCCTGCAGAAACCTGTCCAGCTCATCACAAATTTCTTTGTGTACCCAGCCGAGCAGGTAGTCAGGTTTTGTGTGCAGTGTGAAAAAAGACAGGCCCTTACGGGCCTTAGCTAGTCTGATCTCCTGTATCGTTGGAAGCCGCATTCACAATACCCTCCAGCGCGTCTAACTGTTCCAAGGTGAGCTTGCTTAGATCCAGCTGGTTAACCTTATCGACCTTGACCGGTTCACCGTCTTTTCCAGTGATCTCCTTCCTGTCAGTCTCTTTCCACCCACAGCGACTCTTCATGTAAAAAATGGTCGCTGCCGGATTGCCCTCCCTAATGAGGGACATTAGTTTTCCGCCCACAAAGGCGTTTGCCTTAGCCTTTCCCTTTTTTATGGCGGTGGCAAAATTGGCAAAATCTTTTTTTCGATTTCTCAAGGTCCGATAACTGATCCCGAGCGCGAGAGCGATCTCTTCCTCGTTGTCACAAACCTGAGCCAGTTGTTCAACCTTCTCTAAGTCAATCTGAATGCGTGGACGAGTCCGCTTCTTTTGAACTTTTTCTTCCATGCCATCATCCTGCCTCTAGTTAACTGGTCATATCGATGATCTTCTGAATTAAATCCTCGGGTCCGAAACTCTTAACGAAATCCTGAACCTGCTCTTTGTATTCGATCGGAATTGAGAGCGTCAGATTAAAGCTATCTGCCTCGGGCTCCTCTTTTTCCGGTTCTTCCTCTTCCTCAGCGAGTTCGGTAGTTCCACACAACAAAGCGTTCAACTCTTCGTCTGAGAAACCAGTGACCGGCGCCAAATCTGTATCCTGCAATTCCTGCAGCTCAATTCTCAGGAGATCAATATCCCAACCGGAATTAAGAGCAATTCGGTTATCTGCAAGGATGAAAGCCTTCTTCTGAGCTTCAGACAATCCGGTTAATTCAATTGTCGGTATTGCCTTCAGCCCGAGTTTCTTAGCCGCCTTCAAGCGTCCATGTCCGGCAATAACTCCGCCCTGTTCATCAACCAGGATTGGATTGTTGAACCCAAATTCCTTGATCGAACTGGCGATTTGATTCACCTGTTCCTCAGAATGCGTCCGGGCATTGTTTGCATACGGAATCAGGTCATTGACCGGCCTGTAGAGAATTTTGAGTTCAGATTCTTTCATAGCTTAAAAAAGGTGCGCCCGACATCTTTCAGCCGAGCGCAACCCCAACCAACCCCAAGGAGATAGTTTGTTAAGGCGGTTTTCTCCGCCATTCTCGTCAGGAGAATTAGAAATCCAGCGGAGTGAGCATCGTTTCCATAAGAATGAAAAGCTAGGCTTGCTGGATGTTGTAAATGGCTCGGTGCTTAAGCCCACCGAGAGGCTGGCGGTTGTCGATAATCATTGAGGTCAATGAAACCGCTGAGATGTTAGCCGTCCGCCAGTTCTTTAATAATTCGATTTTGGAGTACGGGAGGACAATCGAAGATTGAGCGAACGGCCGAAAAACAAAAAGCCCCGAAATCGGAGCTCTTATGTAATCGATTGGCTTAGTCATCGCATCCTCTTTTCTTTGGATACACGGGCTCCTCCGCAAGGAACCCGTTCAGATTAAGCCTATCGGCGCCTGAGTATCACAGGCTTGAAATTGTCTTATTGACGATACCACACCGAGA